CATTACCAAGAGCATCTTCCACACGATACGGAAGACGGTAGTCCTCTTCATCATACTCCGTGACCGTTACAATGTCTCCGATATCTTGATAGTGGTCTGAGATATCTTTTACAACACGGTACTCCTTTCCTACTACAAGCTCTTTCAAAGTTGTCTTGTTGTCTTGTTGGCTCTCCTTATTCACAACACGCTCATATTCCATGAAATCTTCAAAAGAACTGAAGTGATATGACGTGCTCTTCATTACGTCACCCACCCCCTCCATAATTGTCTTCGTTACGCTTCCCATTTTTTTTTTTTCTCCTCCGTTAGTTTCTAACGTACATCTAATGTACACTTATTGTTTCATGGTGTTGAAGGGATGTCAAGGGTTTGTTGAGAGATTCCCTAAATGAATATCAGTGAATCTCTGAGTATCGGAAACCGAACTGAGTGTCACACCCCAACAACCTTCTTAGTTTATATGTTTGATTCACATGGTCAATAGACGACGTAATAATTTCTGCAAACTCCTGACGATACTTCGGTAAGTCCTTGATTACTAAGACATTTTCGTCGTGAAAACTGGCGGTAAGCGTCTTTGCACCATACTTCTCCTGCATTTTATCGAGAATAGCATCCACCCACATATCAAAAAAGAAGCTACCAGTGCCTTGAGCAAGGGTAGAGAACCTGTCTGACTCTTTACGCAGAGCATAACAGAAGCCGTTGATAGGGTTAACCAGCCACTTATTACCACGGCTATCTTTGATCACCACTTGCTCCTCTGCAATAGCTTTAACTGCCCAGTTCAGCTTCCAATATGCCTCATGCAAAGCCTCCCCCTCTTTCAGGGGTACGCCAGCAGCTTGAGCAATCTTAGCAGCCCCCGCATTGTACACGGATGCGTAGTTTGTTGTCTTACCTTTCTTACGGGCTGCTTTTGCGTTCGCTGTTTTGTTACCCTTCTTAAATTCGTTGTACTCCTCCTGTGTAATCATCTTAGCAGTGAGTGCCATCAAAATGTGGGGATCGAAGTCATCCTCTTGCATGGTTGCAACATACTCGGGGTCGTGTGGCAGCATGAAGTGGTGTTTAGTTCTGTCTTCGAGGCTGCTGAGGTCTGACCCTACACTAACTCGGCCTTTCACTGCAATCAAGACTCCACGAACAATCTTACCATAAGCCTTATCTACGCCAGCGAGGTTTACAATCTCCGCATGCTGTACTCGCAGTGTATTAGTAAACCCATTGATCCGAGCCTGTAGCTTCCCATTCTTCATATCCCGCTTGAAGCCGTTTAGAACTCCTAGCCGGTGTTTGAGTACACAATACTTCGCATACACACGAATCTCTGGCACTTCCTCTGCAAGCTCCTCCAGAGACGGGCACAGCTCTTTCCCTTCATCACCAGCAACGGTGATTTGTGGGATAGCTCGTTCTTCTGGTCGAGCAGCTTTCCAAGCTTTCCATGCCTGATGGTTTGAGCCTTTGCGTGGCTTCGATGCAATCCACTTGTTAAAAGCTTCCTCGTCCTTCTCATACTTGAAACTCTGAGGAACCCAACCTTTTGAGTAGAGAAAAGATTTAATCTGCTCTGGGCTGTTGCCATTAGGGGGTTCATAACCAGTCAGCACCTTAACAGCACCTTCTTTGGCACTAGGCTTTACCATTGGGTTTCCGTGCTCATCAACAGCTTTTGTCTCGATAAGCTTTTTAACTTCCTCCCACGCCTTTCCAGACGCGGACAAATCTCCGTTTTTTAGGAACGGCTTTGCAGGTTTCTTTCTCTCCGAGTATTTCGGCACCACCGGCATTACAGATTCCAGCTCTGCCTTAGCCTTAGCACCCTCTTCTGTCAGCTCCTCAATCGAGGACTCCAAAAGCTCCACATCAACATCCCACCTAGTTTTCTCTTGAAGTCTTGCACAATCCATCTTGAACATCAGGAAAGTTAGTAGACGGTCAATAGCCTCATCAACCGAGCTACCTACAAACTGGTCAAGATAAATCTCTTCACCATCAAACATCCGAGTACCACCAACATGTCCTGCATTAATTTCCGCTTGTGCGAATGTATACATGTCGATCAGTCGGGCTTTTAGGTCTTCCCACAAAGCTTTGTTGATCTTCACGTCCTCTTGGCAGCGATGTCGGTACTCTTCGTAAGAGAGGTTTTCCCAGTCATCAATCTTTGGTTTCTCAATACCATAATCAGCATGAAAAGAATCCAGACCATGCTTGGGCCTATTAGGGTTCAAGTACCAGCTCAGTGCCAAACTGTCGATCAACATGATTTCAGACAAATCAATATCCAAAAGCTTCTCTGCCAGAGGGATATCGTAAGAAATACCTGAGTGCATGACTATTGGAATTTTCTTCTCAATATGATACTTAAAATATGCCTTGATCCTGTCAATCTGCTTAGTCCCACGGAAAGAAGCTGGCGAAGCCATGTTCACTAGCTGATATGACATGACATGAAGCTTCGTAGCCTCATCCAGCAACCCATCAGCCTCAAAGTCAGCTACTGTTGCACTCCTCCAGTTTGTAATCTTCTTCAAAACTTCCTCCTAAGTATTTTATGGCATTCTTCAGAGATTCTACACTGTCTTTGAATAAACCTAAACCCCTGTTGCAGTTGTGGCAAAGCAACCCGCGAACTTTGCCCGTTGCGTGGCAATGGTCTATCACAATAAGGCTCTTTTGTCCCGGTACTAGCTCAAATCCTTCACCTCCACATATGGCACACTTACCTGCGTGAGACTTTACTAGCCCTTCATATTCCTCAAGCGTCATTCCATATGCCTTTTCCATCCTACGCCTATCATGGGCAACACATGCACACTCGTCCGAGCAGTACAGATGGGACGGGGCAAAGGGTGTGAACTCCTTTCCACACTCTCTACAAGGTTTGGGGTTAAAACGTCCTTGAGGGTATTTAGATGCCTCTGCCGTGAAGTTTTCGCTCCTTCGATTCTTTGCTATTTTGTAGTGATATTTCTTTTCTGACAACTTATAAATCCTCCTTAAAATTCAGCCAATTCTGGATTAGCCGCCATATATTCATCAAAATCAAAAAGATTCGCAGACTGAATGTCATAATACATTGAACCTGCTGGGCCTGTCTCACTGAAATCACGATTCTTCAAAATGTTAATGTAGGTCCGGTTACGCTCAATAGGACTTTCAGATTGTTTGTCTCGCTCTAGTGAAATTGTTTGTCCTGCTGCCTTCACGAGAAAACTACTTCCTTGGGCATCATCTTCTGTTAACGGGCCAGCATTCGCTCCAGTGGAAGACTTACGGACGTGAGATACGATAACAGGAGTAACGCCGTACTCTTTCATAATCTTCTTAAACCATGTCGCCACCTCTTCTTGCTCACCAACACTCATTCCAGACAGAAGGTCAGAGTACGGGTCAACAACCAGTACCGTAACGCCCATAGAGATAATCATTTCCAAGACTTTCTCTTTAATCTGCTCCCAATTCGCACCACGATCATCACAGACATAGAGTGTCGGAGTACCATCGGGTTTCATATAGAGCTTTTCGACCTTCTCCTGAATCTCGGGACGTTCTAGGAAGTTGCGTCGTTCATCTTTACTCATGCGATGCAGAGGAGTTTGCAAATGGTATGATAGCAAATTCAAAGAGAATTTCCCAGCGTCCGCTTCAAGTGAAAGAACCCCAATAATCTCTTTCTGTTCATTCAGTGCAAGATGCTGAGTCAGTCCCGACATCAAAGTGGTCTTACCAATCGAGGTTTTGGCAAGGATGAGAGTAATTTCGCGCTTCACAATCCCGTTTCCCAGCATAGCAGCAGCCTTTGACATAAACGGAGGGAGGCTAATCATGTCCAAATCCATACGCTCTAGTGCTGCTTTATAGAGGGCAGTTGAGGCATGTACACCCGCTGGGGTATAGGGCTGTGCGGCCCAGAAATCACTAACAAACTCTTGCTCACGTCCATCAACAACGTATTGGTTTGGGTCTTTCAGTCGCATTTTCATGGTGTATGCTTTGCCACGGGGAAGAACTTTAGCAATTTTCTCCGCTGCTGCTCGGCCTGCCTCATCATCATCCATTGCAATAATGCACTTCTTGAACTGATTGAAGAAAGCGTATTGCTTCTGAACCTGCTTGTATGCCCCGCTCTCACCAATGGTCGGACTCACAACTGCAACTGGGTCAAAGTTTTTATTCTTTTGTGCATCAGAAAGAATCTGGAAAGCTGCCAGACAATCGTGCTCACCACCCACAATCACGACTGTGTGATTATTTGTCTTGAACCGAAATTGACCAAACAGCTCACAATCTTTACCCGTCTCCCCAATAGGACTAGAGAAGTCTTTAGGATGCTTGCGAACTTTGTATCCTGAAATACCATATTCCTCTGTGCAAGGATAGTATGTAGCAGAAACGCTTCCATCCTCTTCCGAGTAGGCATAACGAACGCCAAATGGTCGAGAAGTTTCTGTACGAATCCCGCGATACCCCCTTGAATCAACACCTGTTTGTTTCTTAATTTTCTCGTTTACTTCTTTATCAAAATGACTGCCCGCGATATCTTCATACTCCTCTTCTTCAACTTGGCCGTTATCTTCCAGCCATTGTTGGCTAGGCATCTTAAATTCACAAGACCAGCAGAAATATCCACGATGCTTTCCATTCTGATCCAGTCCATAAACCATCAGGTTATTACGAGAATTGTCTCGCCCATTCTGGCGGCAACGTGGACACTGCGTCTTGCCTTCTACAGAAAGATCAACATCTACTCCGTAGCGTGTAATAGTGAAACCTGTTTCACGACTCACCCCCTACCCCCTACCAAACTAATAATTCTTAACACCGCTCACCACTGTGTTCATTTAATTGTCCTCAAAGTGTTCTTTCAGAACTTTGTACAGCTCTCGGAGAGCAGCCCCATTAACGTTGACATGACTAAATTCCTCGTCGTAGGTGTCTTCAATCAAGCTAATCCAGAACTCATCGCCTATCAAGGAGGATGAGATGTGTAGCTCACTATCACAGTTTCTTGTGCGAATGATTCGAGGATTGCTCCCACAATCCATCATTTCGTCCAAATGCTCTTTAAGGCTTGACATCTCAATGCTCCTTAATATCTTTGATTTTAGCCGTCACTACCACCTCACAGCTTTGATTGCGTGGTAGGTGAGCCTCACATTGTTTGATTTTATCGGTGAAGCCATAGTACCTATTTACCGAATGACTTCTCAGTTCAGCACCAAGAAGCAGACCGCCGACAAATACAACCAAACACAGTGTAAAGCTACCAACACTATTCACTTCACCACCTCCAAACGTGCTTTCTGCTGTGGGGTCTTCTTTTCTTTAGTGTAGGGATTAGAGGTAATATAATCCCCATTTTCAATGCAAGTCAACGAATTTTCGGTATTTTGTTGCCCATCTCCGTTGTAGAAGCTTTCTTGTCGCATTGCAATCTCCGCATCAAGGATTGTACTGAATGTCAGAAGTCCAGATAGAGAAATATTCTGTAGATGTTCTGCTACAGGAAGCCAAGGTTGCATAACGTCATTCATTTACCTTCTCCTGTAAAACTCCTACCAAGGAGACGATTTTCAACTACTGAGTACATCAACTCTTCAAGCCTATAGTGGAAGTCCTTTACGTCCAACTCTGCAATAATGTCTTGTACCTTCTGTTCTATAAGGTGCTTGTTATCCTCCACTGCATTGTCAAGATACTTCTGCCCTTTAGACTCATCTTTATCCCACGCATCCTTGCGCTTAAAGACAGAATATGACGACAGATTGTTAATGATATCTTTCACCTTTTCAACAAGAATCGTGTTCAGGTCTTCGTTAAACGCCTCATCCACTAACTTCTGAACCACCGTGTAAGCACAGTTTGAAAGAATGCGCTCTTTGTCTACCTGCACAAGTTGCCATATTGCTGAACGGTACTCTTCCTCAGCAATATTCTTCTTATCCTCTTCACTCAAATACTGGTTGATGTCGATTTCCATTTTACTCCCCTTTCTCTACAAAGCGAAGACCTGCGTCGTATAGAGACTCAGCCATATCGCTCCGGTTGTTTTTACGCTCTGCCTTGCAAAGTACAGAATAGATACGGTCACAATAAGCCTCTCGCTCTTGTTCTGCAATCTGTTCAGGCGTCGCGGTTGGACGAATCTTAGCATGATCACTCAACGTCAAAAGCTGTTCAAATCCTAGATGTGGACAAGCGATAACAATCTCATCCTCTTCACCACCAAGCACATCCAACACGTATTTCACCGTAGCCTCAAACCAAGGACCAGCACCGATCTTATATTCGATATTAGCTCCGACAGGTGGGAGTTCACCACGTTTAAACCACCCATTTTCATCATTCTCCTCTAAGACGGGTGTTTCCTTGTCTTTACAGCTTACGCAATTTTGCGAGCATGTTTTCCCTTGAATAGAAGGGGTTTCAGCCGATTCCTGAGCACTTTCTACGAGAGTGAATCGATGGTCAAATACTCCCGCCATGTTCCCGTTAATATCTGAGAGGTTTTCAAAGAACACCAAGCCATCCTCGCCATCATCCTCGTCTCCGTAATGACTGACGGTGAGAATCTGTTTTGGGTTAGTGTGGACGAAGAACATGCCACAATACCCGAGATCGTCCCACACCACCTTATCGCCAGCTTTAAATTTCTTTTGATTACTCATTTGTCTTCTCCTTATATTGCACAATCAATTCATTAGCCGCTGAGAATACAACACCCACTGCACCGAAGTCAAGGCGTATTTCCTGAATCTCCCCACTATAGTCCTGTTGGAAGACTAGAAACTCACCACCGTCTTCGTCAATAGTAATCTTCGTAGTGCCTTCGGAGTAGAAGATGCTATCTCCTTCTTTAACCCTATCCTTACGGAAAACACTAACACTACTATAGACGGATGCAAAGGTGTCGCAGGAATGGTTTGATTCTACTTCTACAGCGCTCTGTAGCGCCTTTTGCGTGGCGTTCTCCTCTAAGACTGGTGTTCGTACCTCTTTAGCGTTATCGTCGCTTACAGCCTGCTCTTTCCCTGCAATATAGGGTGATTCGTTTGACTTCTGAAGCTCTTCTGTGGCTTTGTGGTTGATTTCATCATCGTACACCCACCATCTACTACATTTACTGTCTATCGTGTAGACGGTGTAGTGATCTATATATGTTCCTGCATCACACAACCCTCCAATACGTACTTTTACGCCGGGTGTGAAACCCCTGGAGGTGTCTACATTCTCACCAAGCACCACCACGTCACCAAGCTTATATTTAAGACTCATTCTTCTTCCTCCAAATATTTATCTTGCTTGCCG